TACTTGGAACGCCACTACTAATACACCGACTTTAAGTGATAGTGGAGGTGGTGGAGATAAAGGAGATTATTATACAATAAATGTAGCTGGATCAACTTCCATTGATGGTATTACTGACTGGAAAGTTAAAGATATAATTATTAAAATCTGAAGGTACAAAGAAACTGACATTTCCTTTACTATTTGTAGAGATACCTTTAACAGGATATACTCCTATAACTGTATCAGATTCAACTCTAAAATAAGCGTATTTAGTTACACCCTTTAAAAGATTACTTATTTGAACTTTTTTCTTTGCATTACTAGCAGCACTATCTTCCATAATTAAAAGATCGGCGGCTGCCGGAGAAGTCTTTTCAGTTATAAGACTAATTTCACCAGACACATTATCATGGATGGCATCAGCATCACCACCACCACCGCTTGCAGTCGTTTCTTTCCATACGGCAGCGGAAACAGTTGAATCAACACATACAAATCCTTTATCGAGAGTTACATTAATCCATCGAGAACCCACTGCATATCCAGATGCACTATCATCAGTTGCCCCTGGATCTGTAGTGGCTGTAAGATTAACTTTTAGATTTTGAACATTAGATAATCCCACATCAGTTTTATCAACACTATGAGGATTACCACTTGATATTATATCATGATCCCCATCACTTACTAAATCTAATTGAGTTTTATTTGAATGAGTATGACGGTCTGTAGTATTTGCCGCGACATCCGTATTATTAGAAACTTCAGCATCAAAATCTGTTGTATCGGCAGCTACTAAAGTCACTGCACCTTGCTTACCAGCAACGGAAGTTACTTGATCCGTATTATCAATTTTCTCCCAGATAGTTCCATTATTAATAATTATATCTTTAACTTTCCAGTCAGTAATACCATCAATGGAAGTTGATCCAGCTACATTTATTGTATAATAATCTCCTTTATCTCCACCACCTCCACTATCACTTAAAGTCGGTGTATTAGTAGTGGCGTTCCAAGTACTTAAATTTAATTGACCAGCAGGAACCTTTCCATCGCCACCCAAAGTAGCCACACCATTTGCAGCACCCTTTTCTGAATTAGGTATCTTTGCATCAAGAGCCGTTTGAGTTGCGGTTGATACCGGCTTATTTACATCTGAAGTATTATCAGCATTACCTAATCCAACAAGAGCTTTAGTAATTGTTTTTGCTTTATATTTATCACCAGCAGTATCGAATAATAAAGATTGATCATTTGTAGGAACTGTAGGATCAACTGCTTTGCCTTGAATATTCTGGGCATCATAAAGCGTTCCATCTTTATCTGGAACATTTATTTTCCTCTTTGTGCCTGTTGTTATATTAGATAAATCATATTCGGTTTGTTTCGTAACGTCCTCAGAATCACAATCAACTATTCTTGCAGGTGGACTTTCACCAGAATCATCAGGTTCTAAAATCAGATCATGATCCTGCTTTATTGAATTACCAGCTAAATCCACAGTATGTCCACCATCCGTAGGGCAGACAGTAGGAGAAGTTTCAGAAGGAACATTCTTCCAAGTCGCTTCAGTAACACACCATATACGCCATATCTTTTTATTTGCCATTATATCCCATTAAAATATAACACTAATAGTTGAAACTCTTGCTTTACCGGCTGAAACCCTTCTTGCTTGAATGGCCCACTCAGCCTTCGCCGCCGGTAAATTACTTAGGGTTCCCATATCAATTAATACTGGATCAACTGATCCTGGAGTTATAGGAGTAGTTAAAAATGCAATAATATTTGGTGCATTGTTTAAATCTAAAATCTGAAGATCAATACTAGCAGCAATGTTACTATTGAAAGCACCAATTTCTATATTAATTGGAGTTCCAAGCTTAGTGGTTCCTGCAAATCGAATTATCGCAACATCAGTGAAATCTGTACTGTTGACTTCTACAAATGGACTTCCAGCAGCCGCACCGCCTATTGAAAATTCAAGCGGGGATCTATCTGATATCCCCGCTGCTGGTGGTTCTTGTATTATTAAAGACATTCACAAAACCCCTTTATTCTAAGAGATCAAGTCCCTGCTGATATTTACGAACACCATCAGAGCCATTTCCAGCCGTTACTCTTGCATCTCCTTTAGTCAGAAATTTAGTAGCAGCAGTAATTTTAGCCGGTTGTAATGTTGATAACGGTATTGCATCAGCAAGTAAAGCTCTTGAAAGATCAGTAAAGCCTACTATTAAAGGATCTGCAATCGCAGCAGATAAAAGACCTTGAGCTTTAGCATCTTCCAATATATCCACAATATGAATGACATGGAATAGACCTTGAACATTATTAGGTGGTAATAATCCAAAATTAAATAAAGCCTCTTGACATTCAATTAAAATATTCTGGAAATGGGCAGTGTTAGTGCTATTTCCGGCTTTTCCTATAAGCTCATCACCTAAATCCGTACCAACATTGGCAGCAACAAGATCAGCAATATCATCGCATAATCCTTGAAAACCCGCAGCAGCAGGAAAATCAATTCCCATTGGCCAATTAGTAGTATCAATAGTTTCAAGATCAATATCTAAAAGAAAGTCAGATGATTTATCTATTCCTGCACCAGCTAATACCGATCCATCTTCAATATGAAAATCTCCTGTAGCTAAATTAGTAAATTTATAATCATTAACTTCATCCTGATTTATAAGACTTCCGGCTCCAGGTGCTGTTGCATCAACAGAAGCATTATTTGAACCACCAGCAACAGACTGAAAATAATTACCAATAGGTGAAGCTCCAGTACGTTCTTTTGCTACTACACAATTCGTTGTTTTAATAAAGAAAAAACCAAGGCCAGCACCATCAACTACACAATTAATACATTCAGCAGTACCAGTACCACCAAAATCAAGAAATGCTAGAACTAATCCTGATGTTGCACTATCTTGAAAGTATTGACACGCAATAGCCTTTACATTTCCACCTCCCATAGCTACTGCAAATGATGCTGTATTTGTAGAACTAAATAAACATCTTTCTGTTGTAACAAAACTCGCACCAAAATTAAACGCAAAACCTGTTCCTGATTTAAATTCAATATCTTTAATAACTGTATGTGGTACTCGTACATTGCCCGCATTGCTACCTCCAATTCCATCTACTACAACACCAGCACCACGAATCCCTTTATGCTCATCACCAGGAGCAGCCTTAAATTCTATAAAATCCGCAGGAGAAGCATTAATTTTACTTCCACTAGGAAGATTTAATGGTGTAATACCTGTAAAAATACCTTTGTCTATAATTACTTCCTGTTTACCTTTTCCGAGTAGGTTAAAAGGAATAGCAGCTATTGCTGCATTAATTGTTGGGAATAGTCTTGTAGGACCAACTAAAAATACTGCCATGATAACTCCTTATGATAAAATTTTAATTATTATACAGCTTCTTCTACATCTACGTTTGCAATCTGCAAAGTAGCATTACCTCTGGTATCGCTATGATTGTCAGTTCCTATTACAGCTTCACCAAAAGCATCCAATTTTTCACGCACTGAACCAGCGCCTGAGCCAAATACAGAATCCTTTATTTTATATTTTTTATGATCTACACTAGATGCTATGAAACCTGCATCAGCAACGGATTCATCAACGCCAACTTTATTTCCAGCAGCCGGAGTAATAGAAATACCATCGGTACTTACATTCGCTACAGTAGCTCCAGTTAAAGTAAGACCATCAATGGCAGTTTTTAATCTGTCCCTTACTTGTTCAGCTGTAGTATCAGCAGAAATATCTACTTGAGTATTTCCACCAGCAACTCCATCACCGGCTACATCGAATTCTAATGTATAGTTTTCAACTCCAGCGGGATGTCCATTAGTAATTACAATAGTTTCTCCATCCACTATATTAGCTTTAGCTACTACAGTAAAACGACCAATGTTGATTCCAACGATATCATCCAATTGAGCTTGTGTTAAATTAATTTCTCTCATCATAGCCCATTTTTTTGCTTCAGCAGACATAGCTTGATTTGGATTACCATCCAAAACTTCTATAATCTCCCCAAAAACATGCGTGACATTTGATGTGGTAGCAACAGGTCCTTCTGGTCTTAAACCTCTTGAAGATAAACAACTATATAATGGCATTTTATTTTCCTCCGTTTAACCGTGAACTACGAGGCCTAAACCAGCATCAGTTCCGGCTTCATCTATTTCATTTAAATTAATTCGTAATGGTCTTCCTGCCAATATTTTAACAGGTACAAATTCATTATCTAATTCAGTTTTTAAATTTACAATTCCATCTACATTAACTGAAACAGCCTTAACTAAATCAAATATTGGTATAAATTTACCACCAGTAAAAACAACTTTCTGAGTTTTTATAAAAGTAGGCTGTCCTCTTAAATTATCTTCCTTACTAAATCTTTGTCCTGAAATTATTCTTGGAGATACTGGTATTGTTACATTGAATACTGAACTTGTAATGATATTACTTAATCCTGATCCGGCATCGGTGGATTGTAATCTGGTTTGAACTGTACCAGTAAATCCAATTCCCATACCAGCCTGAGTTTCAGCATTAAAATTTATCTTAAAGAAACCGCCAGGTGAAGGAACAAAATTTAATGGCCCTGTACCATCACCGCCGTTGCCTGGATCCGGAGTAACGAAAGCCCCCCCATCAATTGAAACTTCAAAGGTAGTAATATTATTAACTTCTGTATCCGCATCTTCTGCCCTGTATTCTGTGACTATCTCATTAAATTGATCCAATGAAATATTTGAAAATGCTAGGCATGGATTTGTATTTGCTACTCCAAACTCAGCACAACCTATATCTGAGAAAGGTCCAATAGGTCTTGATTTCCCATCAATGTCAATAGCTGGAACATCTGTTAGTCCTGAGACATCTATGTAAACCGCAGGAGTAGATCCTGTATAACGAAAATCTCTTAAAGTCATAACTGAAACTGCTTCATCATCAGCTGTTATCATAGGGCTTGTAGTGGCTGGATCGGCAACAACTTGATCTCCAGTACCTCCACTAATAACAGATAAAGTTCTTGTACCATAATTAAAAAAGCGATTCTGTTCACTCACTCTACCACCTACGCCATTTTTCAAATCCATAACAAAGTTTCCGGCCCCTCTATCTTCATGGAAAAGTACAGTATTATTCTTAAATTTAGAAGTAGTGGGTAATGGCTGGGCACTAGCATCCATAGGTCTAAAAGTATCTAATTTAGCACTCGCAGTAATTAAAAGAGTATTATGTATTATCTGAATATCAGTAGTTCCACCATTACCAGAATCAAAAGCTATTCCCGTTTCACCATTTCCACTAGTATCTTTCAATACAAGTAAACAATTTTTTACTTTCAAATTGATTGACCCTAGACCATCTCCAGGGCTACAAGCAAATATAGCAAAATTCCCTGAAGTACTTTGGGATATTAGACCTTCAAAAAGAACATTTAAAGTACCACCACCTGTACTTGAAGCGACATCAAAAGTACTAAAACCAGCAGGATCAATTCTAGGAATCCCTGTAGTAGCAGGATCTGGCTTGTAAGTTAAACTTCCTGTTCTAATCCCAGAAAAAGGAGCTAAAGATGTGTCATTCCATAATATAGAATCAGCACCTGCATCATCTTTACCTTGGATGAATACAGTAACATCATCGGTAAGATTATTAACATGCAAATCGTTTCTTAAATCCAACATTGAGTTGAAAATATTTGCTCCTGAATTTGTCTTATGTAAAAATAAACTTATTGCTGCCATAATTTTTCCTTATTAGATTATAAACTAATTTATGAAATCAATTTAGTCAAAATTCCGCATTGAATTTTATGTTATTAACATTTTTATTTTCATGAATTAGTCAAAGCTTAGGCCATACAATAACATGCTACAATTTTTAGACTGTAGATTGTTTGTTTTTATACAGATTTTCCTTATTAGCATTCCTGAAATGATCTAATTATTTATTTAGTTTATTCTCCCATGACTTAAATCATATGATAAATTATTTTAAATCGTTAATCTTTTCAATTACCTTTTCAAATTTGGCATCAACTTTTTCCAATATAACATTTTTATTTTCACTCATTTTCTGATATATATCATCCTTAAAGTCAGCAAATTTTTCATTAAATTTTATTTCAAATTCTGCAATCATTAGTTTTGTATGTGAATCATCATTCCTTCTTTCATGTCTATGACCAGTTACTGGATGATGTGAAGTGCCATTTTTTCTATCTTTAAGTTTATTATAAAAAACAACAGCCATGATAACTGCACCAGCGCCTCCACCTGAAGTTGCTGCTTGTATTAATAATTCAAATTCATTCATAATTAGTTACTGTCAGGATAATTCCTGAGTACCTCAAGAGTTCTTGATCTCATGCTAAAGGTAGCTCCTGTACTGCCTGTAATATCTATCTCATGCACTATCATTACACATAAAATCCTGTCTTCAAATTGATTAGATACATCCCAGGTAATTGCATTGCTAGAATCCCTCAATGTAAAATCTCTAAGATTTGAATCTTCGGTGATGTCTGTTCCTGCCACTAGCTTTGTTCCAGTTTCAAGTAGATCAAATGAATCTGTAGATCCAAATGCGTTTAAATCATTTATTCTAAGAAGTTCTGCGTATATTTTCATGTCCCCATTTGCTGTATTTCTATCGCCCTGTAGCCATGCCCTCACACTTATTGTGCTAGCCTTACCCCTTCTAAAAAAAACAGAGTTGCAGGCAATCCTGATCAATTGACCTTCCCCTCTTCCAGCATCAATTAAAACATTTCTTTCTTCGTCATAATCACCTGTCTCAAAATTAGCATCACCATTTTTTCTAAAATCTTGTAATAATTTACCTGTAAGTGCTTTTTTTGTTGATAAATCAAAAGTAGAAGTGCTATCAAAATCTCCCTCGGTTTTATATTGTACTGGATCAATCTCGGTATGATTGTATTGGGGATGAACATTATCCACAATATTATTTGCATCATCGTTTAGATCATTTCTACCGCTTGCTGTTATTAGCTGCCCAGTCAGTACCGAATCATTATTTAGTGGCATAATTATTTATCCTTAAAAAAAATGATATGTTTCTCCATTGGGTCCACCTCCATTAGGAGGGACAACTCCATCATCTGAAAAAAAAGCACAATCAAAAAAAGCCCACAATTTTAGTGGTTCACTTGCATCTGGCCCGAATTGAATTGGAAATCTATTGCCACCAATTTTAGTATCAAAATTATTTAAATTATTATTTGTTTCATAAACTTGAACTGTTAATGTTTCATCTGTTAATTCATCATGCACATCAATTAAATCCCCGGCTTCAATCAACAGACCAGATTTACCAATCGCCAAATTAAACCTCTCAAAGGCTATGGACATTAAATTGAAATATCTTTCTACAACACCTTGAACAAAGTTTCCTGAATTATAATAATATACAGGTGGATTTTCATCGGTTCCAAACTGCAATATTCTTTCAACTTCCACTCCAACCAATGCTCTTGATTTTTCTTTTGTATCAAAAGAGTCTTTGGTGGATGTTGATGAATCAAAATTAGTTGCAAGAACTTTTGTCTTAATATTGTCTGAAGATGTTACTACACTAAATCCTGAGATTTCATTTTTTGTAGAATAAACCAAATTGGTTACTATGCTACCGCCACAATCTGGATTATTATTTAATGGAGAAATATCTATGAGCCTCACCCTATGATCAGTCCCACCTCCTTGTGCTGTTTTATCTTTCTTGGCTCCACCAATGACAGAAAATCCTGTTACATGGGCAATCTCATTTATGATTTTCATCAAAGTCGTTTTGGAATCGTAATTGGTGTTTATTTTAGCATTGCCGATTTCGTAAAAATCAAAAACCCTATCCCATGAGAAATCAATATTACTTGCATTGGTCTCGTCAAAATCTAGGAAGTCTAATAATAATACTGAATCACCTAAGAACCTTGATGATGTAAATAAATCATGTACAATACGAATTGGGTTTGCATCAACCGCAGATACAGTTTCTATTGCGATTGCAGGGTCAAGGGCATCGTCATCATCACCCCAATGCGTTCCTATCCCTTTAATATAATCGCTAAAATTTGTGGCCTCTTGTAGAACAATGTTTGACCTATCCTGGAAGGAAACATATACACCGAAATTATTTGGTTTACTAATAGAAATTCTACCTGCGGCATCCCAATCATCTGTTCTGAATGGCCGCCATACTGAATCAATATAATCCCAATAGTATAATCTTAATGCCCCCCCGGTTTCCCATTGTGCTGAATCAATATCGATATCATTTTGAAACGGGAAATACCAAACAGTATTGTTAGGTAAAAAAGTTAATGCCGATCCATCTGGCCTTGCAGACCCTATATTTGGAAATCCCTTTGTCATTGTAAATGGGTCTTCTCGATCCTGCGTAGGCGATGAATCTCCTGTATTTTTAATTAACTGATGAGTACCATATTTTATGACCCTCTGGAAACCCCTAGAATCTAATGTACCATCGTTATATTCCCATACAGATGAATTATCAATCATGGTACAGGCTTTGGTATCATGCAAATCCTTCAAAACATCAGAGCTATTTATAGAAATATTTCCGTTAATACGATCCTCTGATTTTGTGTTTATTTTTCCTCTATAAATTTCTATAAGATCGTCAATGTTTGTGCCTTTAAATCCAACATTGATTACAATTTCTTTATCCATCCATAAATCAGTTCCAAATTTTTTTCTTAAAGCATATAAAATATTGGCTAAAAATTCTTTTGAATCTTTAATAGATATAGTATGGCTTGATGGAGTCATTTTCCCTATTTCGTATGATGCTCTTCTTGCAATAGAGCCAATGGATGAAATACTTTCTGTAAGGTCTACAGTTGCAACATTTGAATTGCCATCATCCAAGCTAAGAATCTCAACCTTATAAATAGGTGAGGCACTTTGATTTGTAAGTAAGTTTGCTTTAAAACTATCTGTTACAATTAAACTCATAATTCCTCAAAATTCAACGAACCTGTATTCCCGGAACCTGTAAATGAATTTCTGAAAGTAAAATTATCAACTCCATTATATGCAACACCCCAAACATTTAATAATGCCCTCATCCAATTAGCATTAAAATCCATGCTTGTCCATGTCACGGGCTTTTGAATAAGGTTCCTGATTCTAAATCCCACTATGTCAGATAAAATAATTTTGGAAAAACTGGTGAATCCATCAATGGGTCTGAGATTAGCAACATGAGGTAATACATTGGATACATTATTTCCCTGTCGATATATTTCAATAAAATTTGAACTTGCAGGAATTTTAACATCTACCTTAAATCCTATTTGTTCTGTCCCTCCAGTTTCCTTGAATTCAATACCGGCAAAAGCAATTCCAATTCTTTGTAGCACTTCAAGGCTAACCGCAGAACCAAATGCGGCGGTATCAACTTCTGCAAAAAGATACTGGAATTTTAATGCTGATGTTTTAGAATAAAGCCCTCCACTAAAGTTTGCAAAATCAGTATACTCTGCTCCGCTAATTTCAACTGCTCCGCTTCCAATTAAAGCGTTATCGTTATCGGATGCTAAGTACAATAGATTATTTGGATCAGGATCGGCAGAAGGTTCAAAAGTTTTTATTTGTGTTGCATCGTCTGGATGATTTGCATAAAATTTATGTGGATTCACCCTATTGTGAAGTATGTTTCTTATTTTAGATAAGTCAACGTCCTTCAACCTGTCGAGTTCAATATTAATATCAGATTTTTGACTTTGCCTTGTTGATATTAAAGTCCCACGACCTGCTCTCTGTGATTGATACTCATCCAAATCGCTTATGTTAATTCTTACAACATCACGAATAGAAATTGTATCAGTAGCAGGTGCATCACTAAAATATCCTATTCGTACAGGCATTAACTAACTCCTGTCCTGTTCTCATGATCACGAAGCAAATCCTTAATGGCACTGGCAGTTCCGTCTGGATCGGTAGCAACTCCAATGCTTATTGAAATATTTCCACCATTACCTCCACGCCCAATATCTTCACCGCCATGCGCTATGATAGGCACTTCTGTTGTAGAGCTTCCCGGCACAGTTCTTCTACCACCTGCAGGAGTTTGGAAAAATCCAGATATAGCTCCACCACCACCACCAAGACCAGGAAAAGCTGAAGCCACAGCATTTAAAATTAACATCTTAACAGTTAATGAAATCAGTTGTTTTATCATATCCTTTACAAGATTTTTAAAAGTATCTCCTAATCCCTTGAAAGAAAAATCCATTTCAACAATTGCATTTCCTAAAGTATCACCTATGGCATTAGAAACATTGTTAATGCTATCCGCAACCACCTGAGACATTACGCTTGTATTTTGCATAACCTTATCGGTTGCTTTTTTTGAAGTTGCTTCAAGACCATCTGCACCTGCTAAAAGTTCCTGCATTTTTGCAATGGCTTCTGCCTGATTAAGAACTACTCTCTCAGTACTTTCTTTTGATGCTACTTCTATTCCATTCCAAGCATTAAATCCGGCTGTTGTTATTTCTTGAAATCCTGTTGATACGTCTGTAACTAATCCTAGTGTAACATCTTTAATTGCTCCACCAGCCTCTTTCCATTTTTCTAAATTAAATGGATCGGCCATTGCTTTTGCAACTTTTATAAAAGCATCAATCAATCTGCTTACATGATTTATAATAATACTGATTACAGTAGTTACAGTTGTACTAATTACAGCCCAAACTGTTTGCAAAAACCTTGCAAACTTTTCATTTCGTTTAGCTAATGCACCTATTATAGCTATAAACGCACCTATAGCAGCTACAATTAAAGTCACTGGTCCACCAAGTGTAAGAAATACTACGGTCAATGCAGTTAAAGCAATTAAAGCAATTCTAACACCACTATCCATCTCCAAAAATGATTTGAATAACGTTTGTAATAGAGGTATGAAAAACTCACCGATGGAAACCATAACTGTCTCCATAGTATTCTGAACAAACTTTAATTGATTTGCAAAAGATTCCGATGAACGATCTAAATCACCAATAGCTTTTCCAGATTGTTCAAGAGCTAATTCTAATGTTAAGATTGCCCTTTGCTGAACTGATATTTGGCCGTTGACTAATTTAATTCCTTTTTCTTGTGCCTTCCTTTTCAATACATCTTGGCTTATTACGATGCCTAATTCTTTTGCTGATTCTGTTTCACCAAGAAGTGCTTTGGTTAATCTTTGAGTTGCGGCTGCGGCTCCACCTTCTATATTTGAAAATGAAGCTAAGTCAGCACCAAGTTGCGCTGTTGTTGATGCAAGTTGCAAAGCCACTTCATCTGTGAAACCAAAACCAGTAAGTAAATCTCCTGTACTTGCAAGAAGTTTTTTTGCACCTAATTCACTTTGGCCAAAGCTATCAACCAGTACCCTGGCCATCTCTGTAGCTTCATCTTGAACCGCCCCAAATACAACATTAAATTTATTGGTTTCTTCCTCTAAATCTGAAGCGAGCTTTATAGATTTAAGAAGTCCAGCAGCGAAGATACCACCTGTTAAAAGGCCGCCAACAGAGTTAAGTCTGTTTCGCATCTTATCCAAAGACTTATTAATTTTACCAAATACAGCTTTGGTTCTATCAATAGCCCTAACTATAATATCAATGACAGCCATTATTTTTTATATCCTTTACGTTTACGCTTTACTTGTTGTTCGGCATATTTATTTTCTTTATCAAGCTGAAGATAAAAATAATCCAGATCAACTAAGACTTGTTGCAATGTCATTTCCAGAAATTCGTCTCTTGTAGAGACTAATTTATATCTGCGTAATTTTATGTACGCGTCGTAGAACCAGCCTTCTTCTTTCCTACCAGAAATTTTCTGACTTCCGTCATTGAGACCGAATGTGTCTTTTTTTTTAGAAGATTTTTCCCTTTGCCAACTGCATAGGTAATCAGTTCAGTAATATCAACGATATCATCCTGTTCTAAATTTTCTTCTAAAAATTCTACATCAACTTTTAGGATTTCTGCAAATACAGCAATACTATCACGTAGTCTCTTTTCCGGATCGTCTTTTATACCATCGGTAAGTTTGAAAAGAAGATAAAGTTGTTTTACTTTTAATGGTCTAATAGTAACCACTTGGTCACCTATAGGATATTTAACTCCTTCTCCTTTTATAACTCTAAGAAGATCGTATCTATCAATATCCTCATTGTTTTCAATGGTATCTTTATCCTCAAAAGCTTCATTGGTTAAACTATTAGCCTCTCCAATAAATGATTTTGAAACTCTTTCAAATTCGTCTGCCTTTTCTTTTGTTATTGGTTTTACTTGTAACATATTGCTCCTTATTATCCAGCGAATCCTGCATCATCTAAACTGGTAACAGTATCAACCGTTTTGTGTAAGACAGTAAATCCATTAGTGGCAATATCACCGTCAGTAATTGGAAATAAAGTAACCGTTTGAGGTAGTGGTTCCCCCGGAGCTATTTCCTGTGACTCCTCGGTTTCAATTCTCCATTTAGGAAGGGTAAGTGTAAGCTCATCATTGGTAGCATCATTACCTACTTTGATTATAACGGGACCAAGCGGCGCACTATCTTCACCTTCAGAATGATTTACAAAAGCATCACGAAGATCCTTACCATCAACAACTCCACCAGATTGATTGAAAAATAATCCTTCAAGAGTTACAGCTAGAGTAAGGTCATCACCGTTAATATCTTCCGGAAAGCCGGTATCATTAATAGTATTATGAACCTTAGTCTTACAATCAAATTCCATTGTAAGGACTTTAAATGATTTTATTTCTACACCACCAATAGTTATTGAAGACTTCCTTGCAGACCAAAGTCCTATTGGATTTGTCCCAAATGCAATTGTTGTGGTGGCATTAATCTTCTTTTCTGCTGCCATTCCTGAAACATCTATAACAACAGTTCCAGCTTCCTTATCAATTACAATTGATAATGTGCTTATGACAAACATTCTGTATTGATCTTCTGTTGCTTGCGGATCGCCACCTGCATCCACAAAATTGTCGTCATGTGCAAATGACCATGCTTTTTTAGATGCAGGTACATCAGATAATTTAAATAGATGATCTGCTGTTCCATCAGTATTATCTACAAAATTATCATGATCAAAAATCATGTGTAACAAATCTATAAGTGAACCACTTGTAGCATCTGCTTTATTAGCAAAAGTAGTGAAACTTATTTCTCGATGTGATCCAGATTTATTTTGAGCATGAGTTCCTTTATTGCCTTTAACAACATCAAACATTCCAAACTCACCTTGTTCACTACCTGGATTAAATCCGGTGATACAAAGTCCCCGGTAAGCACCTCCAGCAAGAATACCTTTTATGTTTTCCCTACGTAATCCTATTTGTGATACGTTTGAGGGTATTGATCCAAAAGACATTTTCTATTCCTCCGTTAGTTAATATTAAAGACTTCCAGACGTATATGCCTGTGATCTCATGCTAATTTTTAAAGTTGCTTTAACCCTTGAATCATCCATCCCTTCAACATTTTCAACCTCTGTTTCTATAAAAGTGTATTGACCGCCTAGCAATGGGTCTTTTTCATTATCAAAGGAATTTATAATAGTCTCAATACCATCCAATAATTCTTCTTGTTGTAATCTCTGATCCTTTGTTTTGGTTATTATAATAACTTCAAATTCCCAATTGGGCATATTCTTTAAAGGTACAGCAAGATTCTGCAATAAAATTCTTTTTGTCCTGATAGAGATATAAGGATAATCAATTGGCTTGGTAACATATCCAAAAGAAATCTCAGCAAAATGATCCTTGACTTCATTATCATCAGCAATGGCATCCCTTATCTTTATAAAATCCGTTCTTAGTTTATTTGCTTCTGCCATTTTATTTTATCTTGTAAAAAATGGATTAGCTATTTTTATAGCTTTATTTATATTTTCTTTCAATGTTCTATTTAAAAAAGATGTTAAATTTCTGACCATGTGAACTGCTTTAATTCCTTTTACAAATTTTGTTCTGATAAGATGATCAAGTCCTTTGGGTTTGAATACCAAAAATGGTGCTGTCTTTGGGCCATGGCCTTTTGTCCCGAACTCTAACCAATTTGCAATGTTTTCATTAAGATTGAAAATTTCCCAAAGGCCATTCCTTATTTTTCTTTTCCTCCATTTTTTTGCTGTGGCTCCAGTATCTTTCGGAGTTGTTTTCTCCAGAATTTTTATGCCTTGGTCTACGGTATTACTAACCGATTTATCGGCTTCCTTAGGGAATTTACGTCTAAAGGCATTGAATTCCTTTTGCACTGGCTTGATAGTGGTCTTAATTTTTAATTGAATAGGCACTTATATTTTAATCCTCCGAAAAGTATTAAACATCTTTCCAAATAAATCCCGATCCGTAAGAGTCTGAGTCACAGATTCTTCTGCATCTTCAGCACTTTTAAAACCTCGTTTATCCTCATCATCAAGCTTGGCAATCATCTTACAGAAAAGCCATTTGTGGCCCCTGGTTAATGCCTCACCTCCGATATAATCAATCTGAATATGTTCATCACCGAATGGCCATATAGCTCTTTGGTGATCGTTGCCTCTGAAAAAAATTGGTCTGGCAGTTAATTTTAATGCTCCTGATTGGCTGATCAATCTAAAAGCATCTGGTTGCAAGGGTGAGCCATCAAGCGTCACTGTAGTTATCGATGCAATTGGTCTATGTGTCAGATAAATAAATTCTGTTTGTTCAAAGATGCTTCTTTTTTCTATCCTTGCTTTAGATTCAAAATCATTATTGTAAAACTGTCTTACTGCAAAAGAAGCTCCGGGTAACAGGATATTAGAATAATAAATATCATTCTCATTATCCGGCTCCCGATCAAGCGACTTATTTAAAAAAAGCTTATAGTCCTCAACGGACACCAAATCAGCCATAATTTACAGCCTCTTACTTATCTTTATTTTCGTTCTTTGGCGTAAGCTTATTTGTGGCCATAACAACTGGCTTTTTCTTTTTCAGTTTAACAATCTTTAGATTCCGTTTCTTTGCTTCAGCTTCACCAATAGACTTAAATACAGATGGATACTGTTCTTTAAGAAGTGCATATAAAGCTACCACATCCGAAAAATCATAAACTGTATTTGGCATAAATTTTGGATGAGGTGGAATATTAAGACCGCCTCCCATATAATGCAATACATGAATATTTAATTTTCCAGCAGCAGCTTTTTTAGCAGTTTCTTCTTCAGCAGCCTTTGCATCAGCATCTGCTTTGGCTTTAGCATCAGCAGCGACTTTGGCTTCAGCGTTTATTTGTTCTAGTGTTTTATCTGGCATGATAATTTTCTCCGTAAGTTAAAGAATTAGGAGGCCCCTTACCAAGACCTCCCATTCTCAAAGGTTTATTTATGCTATGTTTCTTCCTACACCAACAAGCGTATTGTTGGCGGCATCAAGCTGATCAATAAAGGCTGTCCTCATAGAGGAAACCAAATTATTTTCTTGCTTGCTGATATCACGATCCTGTTCAACCATTATTGATCTTTTGTTTCCATAAAGAAATCCAGCTTTCTTTACGAGCAATATGATTGTTTTGCTAGTTGTAACACCATCGAAAAAACCATCGGCTGCCAGGTCTTCACGAATGAATTCGGAAATAATAACATCAGAACCTAGAAAACTACCTACTGATCCCTTAACTAATGGAGCATTTGGACCCATTTTATCAAGACTTATTAGTACAGTATTTCCAGAACTATCTTTGACAGTCAATAGTTTTCCATGTCCAACTGGACCAGTGATCCAAAATAGATCGGCAGGATCTACACCAAAAATTCCCATAGCAGTTTTAACCGAGACCAAAGTCTCATAATCAAAAGTGCCTAAGTCGACTGTGGCAGCCGGAAGTGCTAACTTACGATAGCCTTTCCATGCTTTACGTGGATCTTCACCATCGGTAACATCGACATCCTGGTGAGTACCAGAATCATCACCGTTGATCGTAGCATTTTCCAATGCACGAGCAAGGCCATTTGCAATTGCGTCCCGAACTAGTGGAAGGATAGCAACTGCTGCATCCTCTTCTAATTCAGAAGTGAAAGGCAAATCAACCATTAGCTTCTGAGCATCTAGGGTTACATTTGCAGTTCCAATTGTGGTGGTGGTTGGGGCCACACCTTCCGTTGCAAGCTTTGCCTGAGCAAAAGCATTGATGGCCGGAAGTTTGAAAGGATCTGTAGGCATAGTAATTGTCGTGTGCATAGCCGCAACTTTTTTCTGCAATTCAAATTTTTCAATTATCTGAGAAGAAAAGTTAGTTGGTATCCATTCAAGACCAGCACCGGCAGTCGTGGTATCCATAGCTTTCTGGAGTTCTGTCTGCTTTGCGAATATATCACGATTGGTCTGAAATATTTTCAGCATGGGGACAATACTTTCAATAGGCTGTCCACGTTTTGCAACGAGTAAAGCCGTAAGAACACAATCATCATTCCAAGTCTTAAAAAGTTTTTCAGAATCATTAGAAAGAGCTTCACTTTTGGTGAGTATAACATCAACAGCAGTGTCTCCATTAGCCGAACTGGCTTCAGCAGTTCCAATATTATATTGGCCCTTCCGAACAGAGGCCAAATTTAATTTTTTTGAAAGTGCAGTTACATCGAGTTTCTTCAATAAACTTGAGGAAATGTCGCTAATTTGTTTACTAGTCATTGCCATTTTATTTTGCTCCTGTTAGTGCTTTTAAAACTGTTGCTTCAATTATTTCGGCTGCATCCTCATCGGAATAAACCATTTCAGGATCATTGTCCTCTTTTTTATCATCCGACTTCTTAACGTCATCGTCCTTTTTATCATCGGCTGACTTCTTAACGTCATCATCCTTTTTATCACCTGACTTCTTAACGTCGCCAGTAAGTTCAGCGTCAATCTTTGCCATCAATTCACCAAGTGCCTTGAAAGCCGTTTTGATTAACTCAAAATTGTGGGTGGAAATTTTACGACCTGCTTTAGCGAACATGATTTCTTCCATGCGTTCTAAAATAGGTACAAGCTGAGAAATTTTTTCAATCTTTTTAGCTACTTTCTTGTCCTTATTATCTAAGGCTTTATTAAGTATCCCGGAAAGTAATCGAAGCATACCAAGGGCTTTCTCACCACCTTTGACATCCTTTAGGGCTTCCATAGCAGCATTTAACATGCCCTTAGGATCAGCGGCCTTCTCGGCCTTTTTGCGATCTTCCTCCTCATCCTCTTCTTTTTTCTTTTTTGCTTTGGCGATTTCTTCTTCAGTATCACCGGCTTCGAGAACTAGGAAATCATCTTCTTCCATATTTACATCTCCAAAAAGGCGTTTAACGATTGAGAAGTCACTTCCATTTGCGCCTTTGTCTACAAAAGCAACTCCTGTGATTATTAAATCTTTTAATTCTCTTGGTTTTTTGTGATCAGCCATTATGCTTTGGCTCTACCTTCCATTGAAAAACCATTTATTTTATTTGAATCAACCATCTTCCAAAGTTGTTCGTTAATAATTTTTGCTACCATAACCCAAGCTCCTTTTAAAACCGGAGTGTTTCCAAGCTGACCATTATTTTGTTGAATGTAACTTTCAACGATAACAGCATCACTTGTTGTCAGGCCCTGCTTGTGCATAAAATTCAGTCCCGATCTTTTTGATTTCATGAGAGCCGTCATGAAAAGATGAGCTGCTTTTTCGATTTCCGAAGCTGTTGTAAAGTCCCCGTGTGCGTCTACCTTATTAGGTTCGTACACAATTCCGTAAACCAATCGCTTCTTATGGTCTTTCTTTGCTATCTTAATATATTTCGTCAATGACTTTTCTACAACCACACCGCTTTTTTCGTCTAAATTGTCCTCTTTTTTAATCGAACCACCTACTTCACCCTTAAGTTTTTCAGTTTCTTTATCGCTTAAAGTTAATGGAGTAAAGGTACAACGGCAATTAATTCGTTCACTTGCAGGTCCAGATTGAGGCCAAAACAATTTGTTTCCGGCGCCGGATATCCAGGGATCAGCTAGTTTCACAACTTTTTTATTCAATACATCATGCACACCTTCTCGATCAATCCCAGACCAGTTCCATTGTTTATGTGTGGCTCCGGCTTCAAAGGATGCCTGAAGTGTAGACCAGTTTGAAAGATCACCCATTTCAGTCCTGGCAATTGTCAATGCCTTTGATGTAGTAACTCTCTGAAATCTTTTTTTACGACGAAAATATTTCTTAAGTTCTTTGCTTACCGCTGTTTTAGATGCTCCAGCATCAACACCATTTTGAATTATGTCTGCAACATCCTTCCGAATTGTATTTGTAATGCGATCAGAATCAGCTAAATTAACTTTCTTAAAAAATTCTGTACCGAGTTTATCAATCCTTCCTGCAATCTCTGGCGGTAAATCAGCTTTTTTAATATGGGTATAAGCCCGATTGCTATATCTTGTGATATTGGTTTTGTTGTTTTTTGCCAGCCTATCCAAATATCTTTCCTGAACCTTATCATGTCCGTCAAATGTCTCACCAAGTAAATCTTTTTGAAACCATGATTTCTTAATAGCAGCGGGTTCAAATAGAAGGGGTTTATGATTATTTTCCTTCAACCATTGCTTTGCTTGATCTACAGTAAATTTTTTGCTGTCAAATCTTATTGCTTGTAATTCGGGTTTTCCCTCCTTAGGAAGACCAAATATAAAATCTATGCCAGGACCACCCTTATCATTTTGTCTGGCAAACCTATCAAATCCTGCAGGTGATTTTAGTCTGGCTGAATGTTGATTTTGAAATGGCATTGCTTATCCTAATTCTTTAAACGAAACTTTGTCCAGATTCCTTAGTACAAGCTTTTCTGTCTCTGTGAAGAAATTCTGTACTATCCTGAATCTTTCTTTAATGGAGGTATTGAGTTCTCTTTTAAATCCCCTGGTAAAATCATCTACCTGCTTTTTAATATCCTTTGCCTTGGGGATGAACTCACGTACTTTATAAAGAAATAGCTGTTCGATATCAGGGAATCTTTCTTTTCTTTCTTCCTCAGTTACACCATGTTCCTTAGTGGTTTCACGTAAGGTAGTAATAGGCAATGATATTGCTTTATTGAATCTAACAATCCCAATGGTCTCACCTTCCATGTTCTCAAGGACCACCGGATCAAGGACTTCAAGTGTATCATCATCACTGACAATAGCTGTGATTTTCCCACTTGCAATATCCTCTGATTCTTCAAGGGCAATCGTATCCTTTACGATGCTGAATGATGCGAGACTAAATAATTCCAGAGTTTCTTTATTCATAGACTTTGTTTTAAAAGTCATTTTACCACGGTCAAAGATTTCTTTAAGAAGCTTTCCAGTGAAATCCAGTACCTCCGATGCAGATTTAAATTCTGTTTCACCATCATTCTTAATTGCTCCATACTTTTTAGCCAACAATTTAAAGTCATCAACAAGTTCTTTGTTGCTGCGTTTGGATGGATCAAAATTTTGTTTGTCAAATTCACCCATGAATATACTCACGAATTCAGAAAAGAATTTCTGCTCAGCAATAAAATCTTCTTTTGTGGCTGGCCTTGTAGTCCCGTCTTTGAGTTCATATATCTTATCGATCAATCTGGTTTTAGGATTTAAATACAAATCAAAATGTTCTTTAGCATCGGCCTTTGGATTGTGCATAGGAAAGTCAAGATGAAACTGAGTATCATTATCCGACCATTCCCTGAATACCCCTGTAAATTCCTGATCTGGTGTAACCCTTTCTCTTATAAGTGCCCGAACAAATCCTTCTACCCAGGGCCTTGTG